TTAACTCCTGCTGTTACTAATCCTTTTGAATCATAAGTTATCTTTGTATTAGTTGCTCCTGTTATAGCAGTATTAGCTGTTACTTTAGAAGTTGCTAATCCACTATATTGACTATTTGTGGCATTATCACCTGTATTAGTTCCGCTTTGATTTGCAATAGTAACTAAATTAGCATCTGTTACATATCGTTTATTTGTAGTATCTGCAATATCAACCGTAGTAGCATCTTCACCAACTGTAACTAACCCTTTCGAATCGTATGTAATTTTAGTTTTAGTCGCACCTACAATAGCAGTATTTTTAACAACTAGATTTGTCAAGTCTTGGTCTCCAGTATTAACTCCACTTGTATTTCCTAATATAGTACTTTCAGAAGATGTAATTAATCGTGAACCTGCAACTTTATCTACCTTTAAAGCATCTTGAGTATCTACATAGGTAATTGTAGCTAATCCACTAATTGAAGGTATAGTTGGTTTATTTAATATCTCTGCATCACCACTAACTGCATTCCAATCTGCATTTACATTTACTTCAGCACCTGTTGCAATTCCTGCTAATTTAGTTTGTTCAGCAGTTGTATAATTATTTAAACTTGCGCCTGCTAAAGCACCATTCCCTAATGGAATAGTTGCATCACTTCCTGTGTCTGAATTTATAGTAAAACTACTCGCAGTTTGAGATGGTGTTAAATTAGTAGTTCCTAAAATAGAAGTAGTTAATTTTGTATTACCATCGTCTAACAATACATTTAATCCTGTTCCGTCTTTTTTTATAAACGAATGAGCTGTAATATCTCCATTCTTTCCTACATTCATTACTGAAAATAACCCTTCATTTATAACATTTATTGCATTTACCGAAGCTAATGAATTTACTGATATTGTTATACCTGTACGTGTTCCAGACTCAGCAAGTATAGCAGAACCCCCATTGTATTTAGATAAAAATCTACCACCATAATATCCTTCTCCATAAACTCCAGAAGGATAGAATGTGTATCCTGCATCTGGTAAAGTATCATTTATACCATTTATAGGCGCACGTTGGTTAGGACTTATTATATTTGATATTATAGGAGAATTAGAATTTATAGCTCCATATGCATCTATTTTAAATATAGTTCCAGTACCTCTTACTAAAGAAAATACATCTCCAGTAGAAGTGTTTCCATTATACATCACTATACCATGACCAGTAGATCCTAGATAGTACTTAGCCATTGTTCCAGTTGATGTTGTCCCTGTAAAGTTTACACCATCAGCATTCAACGTTCTACTATATACACCAGTATTTTTTCCAGTTACATTTATACCATTATCACCACCAGTTATGTATAAAGCATTTGACAGTAATGTAGACGCGTTTATAGTTATTGGATTAGTTGTTATAGCGCCAATATCTGTAATACGTTGTAAATTTTGAGTTCCGTTTATATTATCTATAAACGTAGTTATCTTTGCCATTATACAGTTTCTTTTAAGTATTCAACAAGTACTTGACTATTAGCTTTAGCTACAAATGTTACTGGTGTTTGATTTAAAGTTGTAACTTCTATATTTTGAGTAGTTCCAGGAGGAAGTGTAAATGTGTTGTAAACTATATTACCAGACACAACAATTATTGTTAATGCATGAAATGTATTTATAGGTATAGTTATTGTCTGATCTAAAGTTGGAGAGTATGTATTTGAAATAATTGTGTTATAATTAGGACCGCCATTAGCACATGTGTTAACAGCAGAAACTAATTCTACAAGTTTTCTAAGATCTGAATTTAATATCTTATTACAATCTTGAAAAGATATTAATAATTCATTTATTGTTTGAGATATCTCGTTGCATTCTATTACCATTATCTTTTTTAATTTATAGTTAATTTTATTAATACACCTCAATTATAATGGTATACTTTTTTAATTTGATACTATGTAAGTTTATTTACTTTAAATAAAATGCTTGCATACGCATACGGAGATATAGATACAAACAAAGTTGTATGAATATTTATAAAAGTTTTTGTAAACGTAGAAGTGATATTTGTATTTGAAGAATCTAATATACTAAAAGTAGAAGTTGACTTCGTATCTGTTACTGCAAAACAAACTCTACCTATGTTACTAGGTATTAACGTTATAGTTTTTCCTGCAGAAAAGACAGGAAGAGTATCGCTTGGCTTTGCATTTAAAAAACCAGGTACAGCAATCTTAGCCAAAACATCAGCATTAACTATTGAAGAGCCAATCTCTTGCCAATAATATACACTTTGATTTGATTCGTATGTATTACAATCTAAAAATTCAGCTTGTATAAATTCAGGTTTCACAACTTTTATATCTTGAGCCAAAATCATTGGCATACAAGTGTTTTTAGAAGTTGTTAATATCCTATTATATAATGTAGTTAAAGTTCTTCTATTTGGTTGCGATAAAGATGTATAGCAGGCTCCTAATAGCTTATATATAGCTTCTAGTATATATGCATCATTTGAGGTTAATTTGCCCGTTAAACGAGCTTTTTTATATGACTTCTCAATAGATCCTATTATTACTGAAACATGTCCTTTTTCGTTTATTTCTGCCATAGCTATTTAAGATTGTATATATCCATTACATGTCGAACAGGTTACGGGAACACAGTCTGTGCATGGAGTTAATGTGCAAAGTTTTTGCAACTTAGTAACCATTTGAGATGCTTGAGTATAATATCCTATTTGCAATGCTTTTACAATATTATCTATTAACATATTAATAGTTATAACCATTTGATTAGATTTGTTCTTGTCGCAATCAACGCAATTAGTTATTTCTAATTGTAACAGAAAACTTAGTAAGCAGTAGTAATATGGCGTTAGATTGTAAGTTACTCCTATAGCTGGTGATTGACAATCTTGACAACCAGCAATATCTACATATGTACTTTCAACTTCCATGTACATAATGTCTTTAAATATAGTAAGACCTACTTCACTTGCATTTAATATAAGTACTTCTTTGTTATTTACACCTAATATTTTAGACGCTAAATTTATTGCTAAAGAATAGTCTTTATAATCAAGCATAGTCCATAGTAATATATTAGATATTTTATATGCCAAGTTAGTTTCAACATCAATAGCTAGTTGAGTACCATTATTTATTATTTCAAAGTTATTAATAGTTATAGCCATTTGGTTATTTTTAAATTATTATTTAAATATTTCATTTTTTAATATAAAAAAAGGGAGAGAGTTTATCGCTCTCTCCCTTCTAGGTATTAATTATTTATTATTATGTTACTGCTAAGTCAGAAGGAACAGTTGCTCTTGTTCCAATAGCGGTACGTAAATTTGCTAATACAGTGTTAGTAGCAGCATTGTTGGCTGGTGTGTCAGTAACTTTATCTACTAATATAGTAAGTACTTTGTATTGACGCTCTACTGATGTAGCTTTTCTTTCAGTATGATATCTTACTTGAACTACATTATAAACTCCAGTTGCAGATGCGTAATAAGGAGTTCCAAAATCAGCAGGATAACCTGTTTGACGGTAAACTTCATATTTCATACCTTTAATAAACCACTCAAAGTTTAATGCAAATTTACCAGTTCCGTTTCCAGGGTTAGATGCAGTTGTAAGAACAGCGGTAACAAGTCCGCTATTGGTTACTGGTTGATTAATATCATAAGCGTTAGAGAAAGATTTTCCAATAACGTCAAATTCAATTTGCTTACCAATAATTTTACCAGGTATAGTTTTTTGAGCTTTACCAGTAATTGTAAATGTAGTAGATCCAGCACTTACAACTTCTAATTCAAAGTTACCTCTTTTAATAAGGTTTTTTTGCAAAGAAAGAATTAATCCGTCTTTAATAACGGTTGTAGTTTCAGCAGATTCGCCAGTAACGTAAAATCCTTGAATGATTGCAAAGTTTTCAGGAGATAAAGATCCACCATCATTGTACAATCTAACTTCAATTTCATATGTTGTATTTTTAGTAGCAGTTCCTACAGTAACTGTATTAACTTCTTGAACTTCAGCAGCATATGCTTTAACTGTAACTTTATCTACATTGTTAGGATTGATAACGTCTGAAAATTCATAGTTAAGTCCTTTAGTTGCATCACCAGATGTTTTTTGTAAAAAACTAAATGACACTCCATCAGCAACAATTGTACCATTTTCAGATACAGCTTTGATTTGTTTGTCTGTAGCAGATGCTATAAACGTTTTAGTAGTTGTTTGTGAAGCAACAGAATTACCTATAATTAATTCACCAACTTGATTTGGTCCGTACATAATTTATTTTTTATTTATTATTATTCGTTTCTAAGATCTAGACTAATTTTACTTTCTAAGTTAGCAGGTTTGTAATCCCTCAATGCTAACTGAACAGCCCTGTCAACAATTTCTCTATGAAGTTCTTTATCTAGTACACATGTTTGTGATACAGCTGAACCATCTATAGTTAAACCTTCGCCTGGAAAAGATGAAGTAAAGTTTGAAATTATAATTGGTGGAGGATACATTATATATCTTAAATGGTATTGTGATATAGTATATGGATTTATTAATTCAACTACTCTATCATTTCCTATTTTAGAAAAATCTAATCTCCAACAAATATTTTGATCTGGCTTTTTAAAAGGATTGTCTATTTGTATTATAAATTCATCATGTGTTTTCACGTTTACATTTAATATGTTACCATTGTAACAATCTGTAGTCGATATAGTCACATCTTCATAAACAATAAGGAAGACATCGTCAGGTATTTTAAAGAACTTAGAATCTGTATGTATCTTAGATGTTGAGGTTACAATTTGTGTAGACTTGTAATCTTTTACAAGTTCCCTTAAATCAACTCTTCTTTTTTCAGATCCTTCAAATCCTTCTCTATACTTGTTTCCGTCTATTTTATAATTATTTTTAACTAATTCTAATTGTGCCTTAGTTAAAAAAACACTAATCTCGAAATCATCTAGACCAGGAGCGGAATTAGTAGCTATTGCATTATAATGAATAAGAAATTCATTTTTGAATTCAGTTACAGTCATAATTATTTTTTGTTACCAAGTAACTTAGCTTCTATAAAAGATCTAACGTCTTGGTGTTTTGGATTGTCTATATAAGTAACAGCATTTTCAAATGTTGGTATTTGACCATTTTCACATAAATCCAATCCATCATTTGTAGAATACTTATTACCAGTTTTAATAATAACTCCTTTATCAATTGCATTGTTTATTAAGAATTTAGTATCTAATGATTTATCTTTCATTAAAACAACAAATGATTCTGGCTTACTATCAATGAACTCCTCAACTTTAGTTTGAAGCCATTTTAAAGTGGTTTCTTTAGAAATTGGTTTGTTAGTTAATAAACCTAATATACCTATTAATTTATCCTTATCATCTTCAATTTTACCGTAAAGTTTAAAAGCTTCTTTTTTATTGTCAAAACCTGCTTTCTTTTCAGTAAGCTCTTCATCAGAAGAAGTTATTACAAATTGATATGTTTGCTTTAGGTTTCTTTCTGCCCATGTAGGAGCTATATCATTTTTAAGAAACGTAAGTATCTTATATGATATATAATCAATTGGGTTACTCAAATTTAAAAGATTATCATCTTTATATAAAGACACTTGATGATCATACCAAAAATCTCCATATACAGATAAATCTAAACCTGTAAGACTTTCTAAATGATCTTTCTCTTCTTTTGTTAGCACATTAGCTATTGAGTTGTTTTTAAGTAATGGTGCTTGAAACTTTTTAACAGATCCATTCAACATTCCTCCTGATATAACGTGGTCATCACCAACGTTAGATGCCATTCCTTTTTTTCTTTTAATATACTTAACCGTAACTGTTACGTCAGGTAAAGTAAATTTACTTTCTTTTACTTCCATTATGTTCTCCCTTTAGTTTAAAAAAAAGGGGATGTATTTGTAACACATCCCCAATAAGTTATTATTTAATATTATCCTAGTAATGCAGGAATCAATGAAGCTGTACGAGAAGGATCTTTTACCATCGCTCCTGTTCCGCACATAGCAGTCATTGTAGCTGAATCTTCCATCAACTGCATGATACCACCTCTACGTCCAGAGAATGGATCACGAATACCAGCCATGTAACCTCTTAACTCATCATCACCACGTACTTTGATTTTTTGGATATTTGGCTCTTCCATAGATCCGATATACAAGATATCATATCTGTAAGATTCAGCAACCCCACCATCTGGATGAAGAATTTTGTTACGAACTTTATCATCGTACATTGGATCAACTTCCAACATAATATGAATATTGTTAGGAGCTCTCCATTCTGTGAATTGAAATCCTCCTTGAAATGAATTGTCATGGAATTTAGAAGAAACTCCTTTAATTGCGTTTTGGTTGGTGTTATCAAATAATGATTTCCATCCAGAAGCAGCAGCTGTTGCAGCTCTATTGAATTGAGCAGCTCCTCTTTCTCCAGTACGCAACATGAATTTTCTTTCGTCAAAATCCAATTTACCTTCTGATAACTCAGAAAGAACATCTTCTAAAAGACGCATTGAGAATCTGTTGTAAGAAATAGTATTAGATACTTCCATTTGCTCACGAATTCCAGAACCAGCTTTGATTTCTATATTAGAAGCTCCTTTGTTCAAGAAACGACCATTTTCATCACGGTTAGTTTTTCCAAACATTATGGTACGAGATTTAATACGTGACAATGCTTTTTCAAACTGCCAGTAAACTTCTTGCATCCAAGTTGTTGATTTATGTACTTTTCCAGTATTAGGATCACGAGTCTCTATTCCAGCAAAATAAACTGGCTCAACTTTAACATCAATCATAGCTCCAGAAACTTTATGTTCCATACGAAGAGTAGAAAGTGAATTTCTCATTAAATAAGGAGAAGTAAATTGAATTCCAGCACCTCTTGTAGAAAGTTCGTCTTCAGTGTAAGCAGATTCAATACTAAATCTATTACCAGCTAAAAGCTCATCTCCAGGAATACCAGCTAATGATTCTTGACCACCCCATGCTTCACAAGGATATACATAGTTTTGTCCTTCTTCATAAGGTTCATCAGTAATTCTGATTTGATATACATCAGGACGTGGTCCAGCAATTACATGCATTGCAGTAAACCATTTTTCAGCAAATACTAATTCGAATTTGCTACGAGCAACACCAACACCTACTGTGTTAGTATCTACAACAGCTCCAAAAGCTCTAGCTTCAACAAGAGGAATATTTCTCTCGTCAGAACCAACAACTTTCCATACAAAGTCATCTGCTGTATTCAATACTTTCTCAGGGAATAAAGACAAAGTTGTATCTAAGTTTTTCATTCCTGAACTTTGAAGTAACACTGTAGTTAACGGTGATACTAATTGTGGTTGAGATCCGAAGATAGCACCAATGTGATTTTTTAGCGTTAAGCCAGACCAAGCTTTACCTTTGGTCATTACAAACTTCCCTAAAGACATAGTTTTTTTGTTTTAATTATTAATATTGTTTTTTACTTATAGAACTAATTCTGAGCCAATTCCGCCGTAGCTGTCTGGATCTTGAAGATAACCAGGTGTTCCATTGTCTTCAAACCTAGTTTTTCTAAGTACTTTTTCTAAATTTTTGACAGCTTTAGAAGTTACTGTTTTTGATATGCTAGACATATCTGTAAATCCATTTGTTAGTTCATATAAGTAATACATTTTTGTATCAAACTCAATTGGATTTAAAGACCTGCTTTGCATGAATTTATTTTGCATTTCTCCAGTTTCTGGGTTTTTAGAAACAACCTCAGTCATACTTTTAAATACTCTATCTTGTAATGCTTTTGTATTTGGTAATCCAACTATAACCTCTTTAGAACCGTATATAGTATTCTTAATTGAATTGTTTATACTTTCTTGCTCTTTAGCTTGCTGTTCTAATTGTTGAGAATACCTAGCTCTTTCCTGTTGCTCTGATCTAGCTTCAAACTCTTTTAAGCTTTGCGCTGATTCAATAGCATCTTCAATTACCATATCTTCACCAAGATCTATTGTTTTTCTAAGAAGCTTAGTAGCTCTCTCTTCAGATAAACCTTGATTAATATAATCCCTAAAGATTATGTCCTTTGCTACATCTATATTTTCTTTTAAATAATCTTCATCTATATTAGATAACTCTATCTGAGCTTTTCTAGATGATGCTATTTTGTTTAGATCTAGATTTTGCAAATACTCTTCTAATCTTTGTGCTGCTTGTATATCAATTTCTTTCTTTAAAGCGCCAACAAAATCGTCAGATGTTTTTATATTTTCAGAAGACTCTAACGAAGGAATGATTCCTTGTTCAAAAAGAACGTTTGAGATGGAAGAATACAAGTTGGGAGAAGAATCTACATCAGATTCATTCTCTTCGTTATTTTCGTCTTCTTCCCCATCTACGCTCTCCGGATTATTCTCCTCGATAGGTTCTGTTTCTATTTCATTTTCTACCTCAACTTCACTATCATCAGACGTGTCGTATTCAGTATTATAATCGTACATATTATTGTCTACATTCAATTCCATTCCGGAACCGAATATATCCATTGATTCTTCTAATTTATCCATTATTTCTCCCGTTTTATTTTATAAAGTACAAATATAATCTTTTTATATGTGAAATACAATAAAAAGTTAATTTATTTTTAAATATTCTATATTAAGTAATAGCACTTTGCTATACTTTCTTTTTAACTTTAGCTATAGTTTGATCAATTTTTTTTGCATCCATTTGATCTTTATGTTTAATCATCTCTTGATCTAGAGCTCTCATTTTTGCTATTTGATCAGCTTTTGTTTTTTCTATATCCAAGTTAAACTTATCTCTTTCCAACGGGCTTTCTATTCCATCAGTAGAGTCAATAGTATCCATATCACTAACTTTTTTAGTTAATTCAGCAACATATCTTTTTGTAGCATCTTCTCTTTGAGATATAGTATCTTCTAATTGAAGTTTTTGAATCTCTAATTCTTGTGATGCTTTATTTGCTGCTTGTTGAGTTTCGTTTGCTTGTTGAGATGATTCTGATTGTCTTTGATGCATTTGTTCTTCACCATCTTCTAATCTTCTTCTCATATCAGATAATGATGGACTAAAGTATATATCCATTATAGTGGATAATGAGCCACCATTTTGTATAAATGCTTGTGCGTTTTGTTTTATCATCTGTTCTAATTCCGCAGTTTTAGAACTAGATGTTATAACCAATCCATAATCATTTTCAGAAAAAGTCTCACCTTCTATATTTAGAATTTCTATAGACTGATCATCCAATATGTTTTGAACTTTTTTATTCTTATCTTTTAAAGCAACTTTAGCAGTTTCTAAGAAGCACTCAAGAACACGTATTTTACATTGCTCATGTTGCATAAACCAATACTCAGTTATATGAGATGATTGGTTAACAGATCTTTCTACACCACCAACAGTTTCTCTGTTTTCTATTTGACCTTGACGTTGCGCTGAAACACCAGCTATTTCGCCCATTTCTGTTTTAATAAATTCAAGTAGTTGTATATGTTGTTGTATGTAAGAACCAGTCTCCATATCCATAACCCTACCTCCTTGCGTATTCATTGATCCTGCTAGTTTTCCAGTTGATGCACCCTGATTCCCTTCTTTAAAGGAATCTATTACAGCTATTTTATTAACAACAGCGAAATGCATCCATTTTTCAACTTCCCAATTTTCTGGAATTTTAGCAACGTCTAACTCAAATATTTTACCGTAATTAGTGGCTATTGCTTTATTTAATCTATCCCATATTACATCGTACATGTATTGATAGTTTTTACATCTATCTACAAGTGATACAGCTTTTGATTGATTGGTATTATATATTTGACCAATAATCCCAGCATGACAATATGATGGATTGTGTATTTTATTATATTGAATTTTTCTTGGTTTTATATTTAAGTAAATATCTTTACCTATTTTTACACCTTCCCAAAACTCATTTACCCACATTTGTTTAATCTCCTCACCTTTATCTTTGTCAGCTATATACTCTTCAGAAGCAATCTTGTATTGCTCTTCACCCATTTCATCATAATACTTAACTTGTTTTATCATCTTAATAGATTTCCAAAACAATTTAAATACTCTAATGTTACCAGTGTCATCTGTGTAGTTAGAACCAAAGAAGTGTCCGTTTAGTTCAGCTAAATTAAATATGGTATCGTACATACCCTCAACACCTGTATTTAAAGCATCTCTAAGTAATACGTGATTGTTTTGATCGTCAGAGTAAGAACCTTTTGAAGATGTTGTACTATACTCCATTATGTAATCAATATCTTCTGGTTTTAATTCATCATGATATACATCAATGATTTTATTAGGTGACCAGTGATCTTGTATTATAATAATAGAAGAGTCCTCTATTCTATCAGAATTTCCAGACTTTACAGAGTGAACTTTCAATGAGTTTAATTTAAACATCACTGGTTCATCATTAACTATATCACATTGATATATTTCTTCTCCAAATATTAAAGCATCTTTAAATCCTTCTGAGAAAGTTTTATCAAACCTTTGTTCTTGAGTATAATGTTTTAGTATTTGATTAGCCATCTTCTCCCTAAGATCCTGCCAATTATACTTCATGTATTTTTCAAGATCTTTTAACTTTTGCTCTAATTCTTTATCTGAATATCCAGCACTGTACATTTCACTAAGTTTTTCAAATAAGAATTTCTTCTTATCTTCTTCCTTCATTGTTATTGCGTCTGGATTTGTAACTATGCAAGACCAGTCAAATCTACGTTTAATTTCTTCACCAACTAATAGATCTATCTTAGGAACCATTATTGGATGATGAGGTAGATTGTCTGGAACAAAGCTAGCGTCTATTTGATTTGGATTTACAACATTTGTTAAATCTCTAATATCTACAACACCATTATAAAGATTTAAATTTATAATTTTGTTTTGAAGACTCTTTCTAACCCTTTCATTATTGTAAAAAGAGTGCCTGTCACCGTAGTTAACATTGTTCTCTCTCCATTGTTTGTCTTTCTTATTGTAAGGTAATCTTTGTCTTGGTAGTACTAGATTATTAATTCTTGGACCTTCCATATCTTGTATATTAAATTATATTTATATTGCTAACTAGCAAATATACGAATTATAAAATTATAATCACTATTAATGTTAAGTTATTTTTGTTTTTTTCCTATTAAGTAATAGCATTTTGCTGCCAGTTGGTAACATTAGTTTGTGTTTTATAATTCTTACTAAAGAAGTTATCAAAAGAAGCGTTTGTTATTTTCTTATGCTGATTGTCTTTTGCCGATGCAGTTCTTTTCATTCTATCTTCTCGTAATATGAATAACATTCCTGAAGCGGAAACCCTATCAAAGTTACCATCACTATTCCAAGCAATACACTCTTCTATATATGGAATACTTCTAAGTCTATGCATGTTAAGTCTTTCATCATCTTCATCTCCATGAGCTTTAGTTTGCATCCATTGAGCTTGAAGCATTCTTCCCCATTTATTTATTTCTTTGTTAGCATGAGTTCCTTTAGCTTTATTTCCATAAAGATTGGTAGCTTTTACCATATCCATATCTTTAAGCACTTGTGGTACATCCGATAAATAATGAAGACAGTTTTTACTATCAAAGTAACTAAACAAACCTTTTAAATTTGATTCGTAATTAGCTTCTGCATTATAAAACCTTAAAGCTCTTAACGCTATTTCATAAGCATCATTTGCTAGTCTAGGTCTTGCAGAGTATTCAGCAACTATCCTATCTGTAAATAAATCCATAATTTGCATACTAAACAATGACTTACCAGTGTCAGCATCTATAGGGTCAATCCCAGCTATATATCTACCCCTTACTATTTCTCCAGCAGCATTCTTTCTTGGCATTTCAAATATCTCTAAACAACCAGTTTTATTGTTGTCTGAAGAATCATAAGCTCTTATTGGGCTTAGATTTGAATTTGGTTTCCATTCAACTTCTCCAGCTTGATTAAGAAGTAACTCTCCGATATAATGTTCAGCTAAGAATGACTCTTGTTTTGGCGCTATATCTTCTAAGTATTCTTTTAAGTCAGCAACAGGAAACATAGTTCCTTCAGTTCTCATTACAGCTTCTTGAGGAGTAATTGGTTCCTCTGCTTTTTTCTGAGTAATTGCAGTTGATTCAGATGAACTATATTTTACTAGATGCCTATCTATTAATATTTCTACTAACGACTTAATTACATCTGGCTCACCATCAGCGCTATCATAACATTCATTACGGTTTAAGTATGCTCCCCAAAAAAAAGAACATGAACTCTCTCCATTTGTATTCTTATCAAATACATTTTTTAATTCATATATATTGTAAGCTCCTGGCTTGTAGAATAATTTTTCAGATCCTGCAAAAGAAGCTCCCATTGTACCACCAGTTCCACCAGCAAGCATAAATCCAAATGCAACATCACCATCCTCGACAGCTTTTCTGTTTACATTCCATGCTTTTTCTAGGTTATTAAATAATCCATCTTCTTCATAGTGAATAAGTGGACCCCTAATACCCCTTGCTTTATCTGGATTATCTTTAAGGGATATTCCAAATATAGAAGATAAGTTTCCTTTACGGGAACCATACTCATCTAGATATCCTAACTGAAGTTCCATTGCTTTTTTACCATCGACTATTCTATTCTTAGCCAATGGCGTATGTTCTCCTATCCAATCCAGAGTATCGAGAATTTTTCCCCATATTCCCTTATCACCAGATAGAAACGTTTTGTCTGAAGCAAGATGAAAATTAGGATTTCCCGAACCTGGATAAACATACATATTGCGAGGAGACTCAGAAGCATTCTTAAAACTAAAACCAATCCCTCTAGTTTTGAGGACTTTTCCATGTTTACCATTGTCTTTTGCTTGTTGTGTGTAATGAAAATATAAATAATCACCAAGCCATGGTTTAGCAAACTTCTTTACTCGCTCTCCTTTTGACTTGCTTCCTTCTGATTTTAAACCAACTGTTTCTACTAACCATATCGGACTGTAGTTCCAGTAAAAATATAACGTTCCTGGAATCCATTCCCCATCAGACTCTCTTACAACACCATGCTTCCATTTATATAATTCATCTTTCCAAAATTGAGCATACTCTGATTTTGGATTTGAATTTCTAGGTATATTTGTATACTTACCATTTTTTTCAAAAAATATAGCTGCCTTTCTAAAGTAGTCCATATCTTCAAGTATATGAGGATTTATTAAATCAACGTCTACTCTACCATCTTTATAAAACCTATCTTCCCTAGGTCTGTCTATACATCTACCTCTTTGATCTTCGGGAGCTATTAGGTTTTGTATAAATTTAACTCCAGATATATACTCTAGCAGCTGATCATATACTTCTTTAGGTATATCTCCTTTATCAAGCATTTCCCT